GCGCTCGACGGCTGGCCCGAAGCGCTCTGCGAGGAAGCGCCTCGCTGGCAGATCGTCGGCGCTCTGCGTGAGGCCGCATGGCTTGCCAACTGCCTGCACGAAACCGCCGGCCTGACCCGCTTCGAGGAAAACCTCGACTACCGCGCCGAGCGCATCGTGCAGGTCTGGCCGAGCCGCTTTCGGACCCTCCCCGACGCAGCGCCCTACGCGCACGCGCCTGAGCGGCTGGCGAGCCTCGTCTATGCCGGCAGAATGGGCAACGTCGAGCCCGGCGACGGCTGGCGCTTTCGTGGTCGCGGCCCGGCGCAACTGACCGGCCGAGACGCCTATCGCGCCTGCGCCGCAGCGACTGGGCTGCCGCTGCTTGAGGAGCCGGACCTGCTGCTCAAGCCCGTCGCGGGCGCGCGCAGCGCCGGCTGGTTCTGGCGCTGGAAAGGGCTCTCAGGCCACGCTGATTTGCAGGACATCGAGACGGTGCGCCGCAGATGGTCCGGCAGCCTGATCGGGCTCGATCACGTCAGAGCGCTCTACGAGGACGCGCTGCGGCTGCTGGCGCAGGACTGAATGTCCGTACACTGGACAAACGATCACTGGACGGCCGTACATGGACAACGTTCCACGTGAAACCTCGTCCCCTCCGCCTGTTGCGGACTGGGCATCAGGCGGCCTTCACGCTAGCCGTGCGGGCCGCCAGTCTATGCAGGCCGCCGTCGTGTACCCCGTAGAGCGCGACAGCCCCTTCGGCACGCTCCGGCCGCCGCTGGAGTGTGCCGACGACTGGAGCGCGGCGATGGACGCTCTACGGGCCGCCGGCTACGACCCCGAGGATGGCGGCACGAGGGCCGAGGTGCGGGCGCTGGTCCTGCCGCAGTGGCGGCGCAAGGACGCCACGGACCTAGAGCGAGCGCTCGCCGAGCGGCTCGGCGATGGGCGCGTCGCGGTCTATATCGTGCCGGTCGCGCGCAGATGCTGAGGATCGTCGCCCCGCACTTCGTCGCCGGCGTAGAGCCCGGCGTCGTAGCGGCCCCGATAGTCTCGTACATGCGCGACTGGTCGCCAGAGCGCGTGCGAGCGTACTGCGCCCGTCGAGGGTGGCAGGTCGAGGCGATCTGGCCGGAGCTACGCGGCTGGATCGGGTCGCTGCCCGAGGGGCCGGCCGTGCCGCTGTCCGCGCTGGATCGTGGCAGCGCCTACTGATGGAGGGTGCGAAATGAGCAAGGTCGTCTGCGCGCTGGTACTGGCAATCTGTCCAGTAGTGGCGTGCGCTCAGGTCCGGGCACCGCGAGAGTGCGGCTTGGCCGCCGACATGGCGCTGACGGCTCACGCGCTTGCGGCGCACGCGGTCGAGCGCGGCACCGCCGAAAGGGTGATGGGCGCGATCTACGCGCTGGCGCTCGGCAGCCCTGAGGGCGAACGCTGGCGGGGCATCATGGAGCGCGTGATGCGCTCTGCGGCAAGCGGCACCGCGCAGCGCATAACGAGCCTCGCCTACGCCGATGGCGTGGGCAACGCCTGCATGCTCACCGGCGGCAACCTCGATGCGATGCTCGGTGCCGATACGTGAGCCCGTGCTGGCCGTGCGGCTCGAAATCACCGAGGACACGCGCACCGAGCGCGGCAGGCTGCGGGCGCTGGAGGAAGCGCTCGACCGGCTCCGTGAGGCGTACTGGCGAGCGCTGGAGGAAGGACCGCGAGACGTGGCGATCACGCTCACCCTGATCGCGCGATCACCGAGGGAGGACGCATGAGCGAGTATCTGGTCTATCGGCAGGACTTCGCAGGGCTCACGCTGGTCGGCACCGTCCTTGCCAGAACCGGCGAGGAAGCAATCGAGAAGGCCAAGGAACAGCGCCTTTCTGCCGCCCCGGTGGTCTGCCGCAAGCCGGAGGACTGATGCAGGCGCTCCTGCTTCGCTGGTCGGCCCTAGTGGTCCTCGCGGTGGTCGCAGGCGTCGCCGGCTACGTCCACGGGCTCAGGTACGAGCAGGGCAGGCAGGCCGTCCTGCGGGCGAAAGAGGCGGAGAAATGGGCGAAAGCCGTCGCCGAGGCGGCAGAGCGCGGCAGGCAGTGGAACGCGCAGGTCGCGGAGCGTCTGGACGCCGAGCGGCGCGCGAGGATGGCGGACAAGGCGAACTTCGAGAGGAAGCTGCGTGAGACGAGAACACTGGTCGAGTGTCCCGGCAACAGGTTGCCGAATCCCGATGCAGGCCGCACCGAGGTCGTGGAAGCTGCTGATCCTCGCCTTGGCGCTGACGGGGTGCGCCTCTGGAACGAGGCCCTCGCTGCCGGAGCGACCGCTGCCGAGCGTGCCGGGTGGCTTGCTTCAGCGAACGCCTCCGCCGGTCCCGCTGACCTCCGACGCGCCCTCGACAACCTGCGGGCGAACGCAGCCCTGCTCGGAGAGTGCCGGGAGCGGGAGGCGATGATGCGCGACTGGCTTTGCTCCGAGGGGCTCGCCTCTTGTGGTGGCGCGTCATGACGTGGGAAGGAATCTGGCACTTCACCCTCATGCTCCTCGACGTGGGGGGCGTGGTCATGCTCGCTGCCCTCTACAGGCAGGCCCCGGACGTGTGGCAGAAGGCGGTCTTGGTCTGGATGGGCACGGCGCTCCTCATCCTCGCGGTAGCGCGCTTCTACGCGCTCGTGGGGATCGAGTGGTGGGTTTCCACTGAAGCTCTCGGCCGGGCGGTTGAACACATCGGCGTACTGGCATACGCCTTCCGGCTTTTCGTCGTCGAGCAGGAGCGCAGATGCCTTCCGATCTCCTCGGCCTTGCACAAGGCGTCGGCACCCTAGTCGAGAAACTGGGGGTCATCGGACTGTTGATCGGTGCCGTGATCTGGCTGGTTCATGAGCGGCTGCGGCTGCTTCGTGAAATCCAGCGCACGCAGGCGCGGTGCGAGGTGTTGTCCGCCAAATGCGAGCGCGTGCTGGCCGTGTGCAGGCACGCCGGGATTTCTTGCGACATGGCCGATCTGGACGAGCGGCTGAGGTCCATGCTCGCCGAGATCGGATAGGGGGGGTTATGCCAGCGATAGCAGACTGGAAAAAGGAGCAGTTCGCACAGCTTCTTGCAGACGGAAAGACGCCCGCCGAAGCCTACTCGATCCTGTTCCCGAGGTCGAAGGTCGGGAACAGGAACAGCGCCCGCTACCTGAAGGAAAACCCGGAGATCATCGAGCGTATGCGGGAGATCATGGACCGGGCTGCGGAGATCAAGGCGAAGGCCCTTGCCAAGGCGCAGGACAAGGCGGCGGTGGACCGCGCCTACGTCCTGCGGAACCTGAAGGAGATCGTCGAGCGCTGCATGCAGCACAAGCCGGTTACGGACGCAAACGGCGATCCGGTGTTCGTCGAAACGCCGACCGGGAAGATCGCCGCAGCGTACACGTTCAGGCCGGATGCTGCGGTTTCGGCCCTGAAGCTCCTCGGGACGGAACTCGGCATGTTCATCCAGCGGCACGCGGTGGTGGACGATCCCTTCGCCGCACTGCCGGCGCAGCTTGTCCGCGAGATCGTCGAATCCCTGTCCCGCCTGAAGGATGCGGCAGCCACGCGAGTGATCGAGCATGAACCTGCCGGCAGACCTCTCTTGGCTGACCAGCCTGCCTCCTGAAGCTCGGGCCGCCCTCCTCCGAAAAGCGACGGAATCTCTCGCACGGAGGAAGCTCGAAACGTACCGCCCGTACCCGAAACAGCGGGAGTTCCACGAGGCGGGGGCGACATACCGGGAAAGGCTCCTGATGGCGGCCAACCAGACGGGGAAGACGTGGGCTGCGGCTGCGGAAGCGGCCATGCACCTCACCGGCAGATACCCCGACTGGTGGCGGGGGAAGGTGTTCCACAAACCGCAACTTGCGGTGGGAGCTTCTCAGACCGGACTGCTCACCAGAGACGGAATGCAGCGGGTGATGTTCGGCGCTCCGGCGTTGCCACTGGGATCGGGTCTGGTCCCGCTGGACGCGATCATCGGTGAACCAGTCAGATCAACGCACGGCCCTGCCGACTTCTTCGAGCATGTGAGAATCAGGTTCGGAGGCGGTGGGGACGTTCAGGCGGGGGAAAGCATCTTCTTCCAGCGGTCCTACGACCAAGGAAGGGAACGCATTCAGGCGATGACCCTCGACTGGGTGTGGATGGACGAAGAACCGGACGAGGACTGGTACTTCGAGGCCCTCACCCGGACCAACACCACCTTGGGGCCGGTGATGCTCACGTTCACTCCCCTCAAGGGGATGTCGAGCGTGGTGAAGCGGTTCCTCCTAGACAAGATGCCGGGAACGCACGTAACCCGGATGGACATCTCGGAGGCAGAGCACTACACCCCCGAACAACGGGCGGCGATCATCGCCCAGTACCCGGAACACGAACGGGAAGCACGGGCGCACGGCATCCCGACGCTTGGGTCTGGAAGGGTGTTCACCGTCCCGGAGGAAGTGATCCGCTACGACACGTTCCCGATACCGGACCACTGGCCGAGGATCGTGGGACTGGACTTCGGCTTCACCCACCCAACCGCCGCTGTCTGGATCGCCTACGACAGGGACACCGACACCGCCTACATCTACGACACCTACCGGGTGTCGGGAGCCCCTGTCGCGGTACACGCGGCTGCAATCAGGAGCCGGGGACACTGGATTCCCGTGGCGTGGCCCAGAGACGGGGACAACGCCACCGCCGCAGGCCCGCAACTGAGTGTCCAGTACCGGGAAGCTGGAGTGAACATGCTCCCGGAATACGCGCAGTTCGTTCCGATCTCGGACAGGAGCGACCAGAACACCGCTGCCATGAGGACCAGCTTGGAAGCGGGCGTTCAGATGATGCTCAACCGGATGCTGGAGGCCAGACTCAAGGTGGCAAGCCACCTGTCCGACTGGTGGGAGGAGTACCGGCTCTACCACCGCAAGGACGGCAAGATCGTGGACAAGATGGACGACCTCATGTCGGCCACCCGATACGCCCTGATGTGTCTGGAAAAGGCGGCCCTGCCCCCGAAGGCAATGAAGAAGCTCGACCCATATCGCAAGGTCAACTGGCGCGTGGCCTGAACGCGGAGGCGCTGATGGGCAAACTCTACTTGGGAAACTGCTGAATGGCGCACGGCGTTGAAACCGCAACGGTGCTCGCCGTGATCGAAGGAGGCGAGGAACAGGAACGCACTGGTCAAGCCCCGGAATGCGGGCTGACCGAACGCCAGTTCTGCGGGTTCCTGAG